ATGAATCGGAAGCAAGGCGAAACCCTATACCCGGGCGAGAAGATTACGACCAAGACCATCGGCCTGACCGACACCCAAGAGCGCCACGTACAAACGCGGTGCGCCGTGTTGAACTTGCGGAAGCCCGGGAGCGGCTGGAACCGCTCGAAATATGTCCAGTCGTTGATCGACGCGGACATGAAGAAATGCCAGAGGGAGGAGGAAAAGAAGTGAACCGCCCCCACATTTTGAAACCCGCAGGCACATTCAACCAGTACGCATTCGGCGCACTCCTTATGTACGCCATCCACCAGAGCAAAGGCAGGCAGTAATGGAGATTAGGACCATCACAGGCAAATTCGACGACGGGCGGGAAACCCGCACCGTGGAAATTCAGGACGTGAACGGCGGCGGCGTATTCGTGCGCCCGACCGATTACGACCCGCGCAAAGACCCGCAGCACTACCGCCACGGATTCATTACGGATGTTCGACATATTCATAGTGTGTCCGTTCTTTACGCGGACGGAGCCAAGACATTTTTTGGCGACCCGCCGGTAAACAAACTCATCGCTGTTAACTTAGTTGCGAAAAATAGAACAAAGGTTCTGGCCGATGAGTGACCCAAAAGTACCCGCCATTCGCGCCGTACTGGACGTGCTGGTGAATTGGGACAAGCGCATCCCCCCATCCTTGCGGGAGATTTGCGAAGGTTCGGGGGTGACTAGTACTTCGGTTGTGAACTTTTACCTTGAACGACTGGTGAGGCTTGAATACGTTGAGAAGGTGCCGCGCATTTCCCGGGGCGTTTTCTACTCCGGCAAGCCGATTAACGAGCAGGATTTTATCCACAAGAAAGGCACACGCTATGCAGTTATTCCCCAAGCGAAAGAAACCAAGACAGGAACCCCAACCCATCCCGTTATACACCCAGGGCGACGACGTTCTGGTGAACGGACAGGTACAGCACTTCGTATCCACGACGGCAGGAACCGACAGCCGACAGCAGGATAACGTGGTGACCGGACGCATCGCCACGATGAACGCAGAGCAGATCAAGCAGGCGATTGCCGAATTCCACAAGAAGCATTCTTAAATGCAAACGCCCTGCACAAGACAGGACGTTTACAAAGCGATGGGCAGGAATGAATTACCTGCACACGCCAATTATAACACTAAGGAGAAAAGCGATGGATAAAGTAAATGATTGTTGTTGTTACGAGATCGCGGGCGATAACCCCGAATGTAAGGTGAACCACGAACACCAGCACCGGCACGCGCTTTTGCATGTTTCGCTGGATGAACTGGTTGTGGATTTCATCAAGCATACCGACAAGCGCCCGAGTACCGCGACTGTACTTGACCTTATGGCGTGGTCGAGCAAACAGACCGAGAACCCGGAGGAGTAGGACATGAGTAACGCAATTACCATTGCACAAAAGGAATTGAAAGAACTTACCACCCGCGCCGAGATACAGGAAGCCTTTCAAAAGGTGCAGGGAGAGAACGCGAACGCTTTTATTGCATCCATGCTGACGGCTGTAAACACGAACGACCGCTTGAAATTCTGCGCCCCGATGAGTGTAATCAACGCCGCCATGCTTGCCGCCAGCCTGAACCTGCCCATTGAACAAAATCTCGGGCAGGCGTGGATGGTGCCGTACAAGGATAAAGGCGTAGACAAGGCGCAATTTCAGATTGGATACAAGGGACTGATCCAGCTTGCGTTACGCAGTGGGCAGTACAAGACGATCAACGCGGACACGATCTACAACGGCGAGACCGTCTCTACCAACCGCAAGACCGGGGAAGTAACTGTAACGGGCGAGAAGATCAACGATGAACCCATCGGCTTCATTGCCTATATTGAAACCCTGAACGGGTACAGCCATACCGTTTATATGAGCAAGAAGGAAATGGAAGAACATGCCAAGCGGTACTCGAAAAGCTGGGGCCACGACAAAAGCCCCTGGACAACCAACTTTGAGGACATGGGAAAAAAGACCGTCATCCGACGTATTCTCACCAAATACGGAATCCTTTCTGTTCAGATGAGCCGCGCCATGACCGCCGACGAGACCCCGCTTGAACAGATGGACCTTTCAGACATCGCCCCTCGAATCGTGGAGGGCAACGCAACTGAAACAAAACCCAACCAACCCCGCAGCAAGGAAGCGAACCTTGCAGAACTTGGCGTGAAAGTGGAGCGCCCCTGGTCGCCTGAGTACATCCGTGAAAAGGTGCAGGCATGGGCCGCCGACCTCGACAAAGGCTCTGAGAACGACAAGAAGGTACTCGCCGCCGTGCTTGATAAATTGGCCGGTGGAAAGACCGAACGGTACGAGATATGCGAATACCTGACCGGCATTGCCAGCACGCAGAACATGACCGCAGAGCAGACCGCCCTGCTGCACTGGCTGGGCGTGACACGCTTTGAAGATGTGCCCGCCGATTATGTGCGAATGGAAGTACACGCGGTTCACGCTGCCGCGCTGAAAGCAAAGGGGCAAATGGAACTGGCGGGTGTGGCATGATGACAATGGACATTCACCTGATCCCGACGGGGGCGATCCCCGAATCAACGTGCCCGCGATGCGGAAGTCAACTGATCGTGATTACGAAGAAAACCTTCCAGCACTTCACGGCGCACCCGCAATTCATCGGATGCAGTCATTACCCGATCTGCGGATATTACCAGCCGAACATTTCGCCCGAGATCGCGGCGAAGATGGAACGAGTACGAGCCGAGCGGGACGCGATGCCCGCAGAATTCTAATTGCTATTCCGGGGACGGGAATCCCCGATTAGCCTCCTCCTTATAAGGGGCAGGGTGCATCTCCTCACCCTGCCCCACCAGGAAAGGATGCAAAATGACATTCTTAATTACGACCACAGACGAAGCCAAAGCCCGCCTGGTTCACATTCTGAAAAACTACCACGTAGGACAAGGCAAGGCGATCAAGAAGCGCGATTTACTGCGCGAAGTGTTTGGCGATGAAGCCGCGAAAAATGAAAGCTACAACAACCTGGACGACCGCGCCCTGCGCGACATGATGAACAAGGCCAACGACGAAGGCGCTCTTATCTGTTCTTCCTCCCGGCTTGGGTACTGGTGGGCCGCCGACCTGAAAGACGGGCTTGCCAGCGTGTACGAGAACCGCGCCCGCGCTGAAACACAATTCAAGAATACCCGCCAATTGGAAGCGAACCTTGAACGCGAGTTCGGCGGACAACTTGGGATGGGACTATGAGCAAACGAGAACAGCGCATTGGCGCATACGGACAGGAACGGGCGGCAATTGCCCTGCGGAATGCAGGCGTGCAGCTTGTGGAGCGCATCGCAACCCCGGTAAAACTGATCCCGGCCAGGCAGAAGGGTACTTTCAAAGTGATCTACGGCGAGACGGTCAGCGGCGATCATCGCGGCATACTGCCAAACGGAATCAGCGTGCTTGCTGAAACCAAGACGGTACTCGACGGCAACCTGACATGGAGCCATTTACGCGATCACCAACCCGGACGGCTCACGGCTCACGCAGATTGCAACGGCGTATCCCTGCTGGTGTGGGTACATACCACCGGGATCTATATCATGCGATGGCCCATCGAGGGGTTCGGGCCGCGAAAATCAATCACGCTGGAAAAAGCCATTGATTTGCATATCAATTCGACGCTGGATTTACAGGATGAAATGGAGAACGAGCGATGAGCGAGGAAACAATCAACCCGCAAACACCCCGCAGAATAATCACAGAGGTATCCGGCTTCACACCCTTGTTCGACGCGATGGTATCTGTTTATCACGACGAGACAATTGCCGCTGTCTTTGGCGCTATCTGGCGGTATTGCCAAATGGAGGACGGGGTTTGCAGGGCAAGCCTTGACACAATCGGCGGAGCAATAGGGGTAGACAAGGCTACTGTAATGCGCCATGCCAAAACCCTTTGTGACGATGGATACCTGAAAGACCTAACCCCTGATCTGAGGAACCGCCCCCACATCTACGCTGAGACGGGCAAAATCGTGATGACCAGCAGGATTGACGGTATTGCACAGCGCAACGCGGGTATTGCACAGAGCAACAGTCGTGTTGCACAGCGCAACGCAAGTGTTGCAGAAAGTAAGTTGAATAAAGATTTTAAGAAAGATTCTATTAAGCAAGTATCTACTACCGGAGCAGGCACGCAAAACGTTTTTCGTCTGTACGAATCGAACATCGGGCCGCTGACCCCCATGATCTCGGAAGCCCTGGGCGACCACGAAAAGACCTACGGGCCGGTGTGGGTTTGCCGCGCCATCGAAGAAGCGGCGAAGATGAACGTCCGCAACCTGAAATATGTCGAGGGAGTTTTGAAGGGATATGCCCAACGCGGAAGCCCGGAGATTGGGAGAACGACCGTGAAGGAAACCAGACCCGCTAGAAGCAGAACGCCCGCAGAAACGAACGACGATATTGTAAGAAGGATGGCCCAAGATGCTGCAAACAATCGCTGATGATTTGAAGGATACCCCCGCTGCTTATGCGGAATTATACAGTGAGTGGCTTGACATCCTTAAAGGAATGTGGGATGCCATTGGCAAACCTGCCGACGAACGCAGACTTAAGGAATATGCCCGCCATTTTGGAAGCGTGCCAACGGAGCTGCTACGAAAGAGCGTGGACCGGGCAATCCGGGAAAATGGAAATTACCAAACCGTGCCCACCATCGGCGCACTATGGAGCGCGATCAGGTCAGAACTTGGAAACCCGTACAACATCGACCAGGCGCTTTACGAATGGGAGCAAGTCCGCTGGAACAGAGTCTTGGTGAAATCAAGGATGACAGAATGACCGCCTTTCAACTGATGTTTACCCCGCTGGACATTCGGGCGGAACTCCGCAAAGCCTTTACACCCAGGCGGAAGAAGCGCAAGGAAGTTTCGCAGAAAGTGCCTAACCGCCCGGTATGCGTGTACTGCCAGCAGGAAATCGAAAGCCTGAACCATAGATGCAAAGAAAGGAACGAGCCGTGAACGAACAAATTGAGGACGAACGGGAAGATAACGGACCCGAACTTGTGGCCGTTCTACTGCTGGGCGTTGTGGCAGGTTGTATTTTTCTTGTTGTGTTTTCTATCATCTGGTTTACAGGAGCGTAAATATGAATATTTTCCAGCGCATTATTAAATTTATGGACAGTACGGAAGTGTCCTTTGTAACCCTGCTTGCGAAGGTAATGCCGTTGCTGGTGCCAATCATCCCTGCTTATATCGGGTACTCGCATGTGATCAACCAGGTAACCGGTCTTGGTTTTGATGAGTGGGCTGGCTGGGTGTACGGTGCCGTTATCGAGGGCTTGGGCTATGCGTCGATATACAAGGCGGTACAGTTTTGGGAACACAACCGCAAATATACATCAGAGAAAAACCGTGCGCCATTACTTGCGGCAGTCATTATCTATGCGATCTATCTGGTTGTAACCCTGGCTGTCAATGTGATGCTTGACTACAAGGCCGGGGTGGAAGGATACAAGGTTGCGGCGTTGGGTTTAATCTCGATGCTGTCCATTCCTTCCGGCTTGTTGATGTCCATCTCTGCCATTCATACCGAACGAACGAACGAACGCGAACGGGCGAACGAACAGGCGAAACTCGAACGGGCACAACAGCGAAACGAACGGCCCGAACGCGCAACACGAACGAACGGGCGAATCCGAACGGGTGAACGCGCACCGCGAACGAACGTTCCCCAACCAGTGAACGAACACCCAATGGGATTCCCTACGGATGAACAGGCAGGCGAACGGGTCCGGCGGTATATCGAACAAGTGCAGGCGAACGAGAACCGAACGCCTGGACAGTCCGAGATCGCCCGTGCCGTGAGTGTGAGCAAGAGCACCGCCGATAAGTGGCTCAAACAAAAATAATGTTTTGGCGATTGGAGGTCGAACCGAATGAACGACAACCAACAACTAAATAATAAAGAGACTTTGTTGAATCGAATAAACCAGCAGCAAAGATTGGGCGAGCATTTGTCTGCAAACCAGGAGGAAAGGTTAATTTCCTCAATCGCCATTGCAATACAGCGGGCGCGAGAACGACGGGCGCCACAGCAGGTCATCATCCAAATAACGGATAAAGGGTATCCGAGGTTTATTGATCCGACCGACAATCACGGTCCGGTAGAGTAGAAAAAGGAAAATGAAATGAAAGTGAACGACGTTTGCCCATACAACAAATCACACCGAAACACGGGATTGGTGGAAGATAAATCATTTCGCTACTTCGCCGTCTGTCCTGTTTGTGGAAAGTCGGCAAGGGTTGTGATTTACGAACGAGTGGATGGATCCAAGACTTGCACGCTTTCAAAAATCGGTAAGCGTCCCGTTGGTGACGCAAAGAAGGTCAGGTCTGTAAGATTGTCAGACGTTGAAATGCAGGCCGTAGCCGATGGAAGGCTTAGGCTTGTTGTTTCCAATAACCGTATTACGGTTACTGTATAAAACATAGTTGGGCGGAAGCCCAGAAAAGGAAAACATGAACGAAAACTTGAAACTTATTCTTGATTGGGCATCTCAAAATGTGTTTCTTGCGTTTGTCCTAATTTGCGCCATTGCGTCGGTTCTTGATACTGCGTTTGTGGCACTTGGCAAACTGTTCCGCCCAACAAAGCGTGCAGCGGACAAGAGCCACGCCAGCGAATCCGAAGGCGAAAATAGTTAGTGGCTCTTGCCGCTAACGCCAGCCGTTGGGCGTTTCCTTGCAAAACAGGAATGTGTGCGACACGAAAGACACAGGTGTACAAGGTAGGCGTAAAAGTTATCGTCAGAGAATCGCGCTTCGTGCAAAGTCCCGCGACCCTGCGCCCAACAACTTGGAGAAATTATGAAAAATAAAAGGCTCGATGTTCAATGCGCTGGCTTTTTGCTTTTAGATGATAGTGATTTCTCATCGCTCCCGTTTTTGCGTTTTGGTTGTGAGAAGTGCAAAACGCACGACGAATACTGCGTTGACTGCACGTTGAAACTTTACGAAGTTTTGAACTCCGAAAAATACGCGGAGTTTTACGCAAAGCCAGAAAAAGAGCGTCACGAGATTTTTGTCACGCTTGAAAATGAGTGGGTGGTGCAACATCAAAACGCCCAACAAAGCGTGCACCTGACCGCCTCTGGCGCAGAATCGCCCACACTCAATCCCCTGCAAATGTCACTGTTCGCAGAAGTGTCGCCCGCTACAATCGGCGGCAGGTTACGCAACCGTTAGGCAACCCTATGCGTATCCTTGTAGCTTGTGAGTTCTCAGGTATTGTTCGTGAAGCATTCGCCGCGCTCGGTCACGAGTCTTGGTCATGTGATTTATTGCCTACGGAAATTCCAGGCAATCACTATCAGGGCGACATCCGAGATATTTTATACAGCGGATGGGATTTGATGGTTGCACATCCTCCCTGCACAAGGTTATGCAATTCGGGTGTTCGTTGGCTGGCAGAAAGAAACCTTTGGCGTGAAATGCAGGAAGCCGCCGAGTTTTTCAAACTCATTATGAACGCACCTGTCAAGAAAAAGGCTATTGAAAATCCTATACCCCATAAATACGCGGTTGAAATTATCGGAAGAAAATACAATCAGATAATACAACCTCATCAGTTCGGGCATGGTGAAACAAAAGCGATATGCCTTTGGCTTGAAAATTTGGATGAATTACAGCCTACCAATCAAGTCGAAGGTAGGGAGCATAGAATACATTTGATGTCACCTGGAGCAAACCGATCACACGAGCGTTCCCGCTTTTTCCCAGGTATTGCAAACGCAATGGCGGCGCAATGGGCAGGTTGCCTAACAAAGCGTCCACCTGACGGTGGCAACGTCACGGCGCAAAAAGGTATGTTTGATTAATTTTGGTTCTGTGTTGTCTGCCCCCGCAGGTAACGCAAACCGTTCTACGGCTCTTTGCCAGAGGTGAAACTTGGAAATAGTTGCAACGAAACGCTTGCGAGATGGTGTGAATTTCGTAATTGAATACATGGAAGATGACCAATTACATTGCTTGTTTATTAGCGCAGAAAAGGTAGTGAAATATTATAAAGCCGTAGAACAACTGCGTGCACTGGACACGCTCTACTGTGAGGAAGAAGGCTGTAAAGAGCCCGCCGTCATGTCTTATTGCGAAACTCATGCGCTTTAGCGCGTGCCAGTAACGCAAACCGTTGGAAGGCTAAGAAAATGTATAACCCATTCATGAAAGACAAAGAACGCAGGCTGGTAGCCGTCCCAATTTCAAACGACTATCTTATCGATATGTTGCGCGAAGGTTTTCACTGGAAGCATGAATATAAGTGTATTACTGGCGTTCCGAAAGATGCCGTAATGGTAACAGACTATTTTGATTACATGGCGCAAAGGGCAATGATTGTCTTTTATCACCCGTCTTTCGAGATTGTCCAAGAAGGTTGCATCCTTCCAGTTTTGAATGTTTTCTATGAGCGCATTACGCCTTCCAACATTGCGTGGAGCGGACGGGCGAAAGTGTGGCTAAATAATATTATTGCGTGGTGGCAACGAGTCTTATCACTCGCCCGCCGCTCACGCTGACCGTTCGGCGTCGCTCGGCAACTGGCAAAGAACGCCAGCCCCCTCGCTGGACGCCGAATGGGCGAGCGTAAAACGTGGAGTATCGGCTTTTTTGAGTAGAAAGGTGAAGCAAATGGAATTGACAAAAGAACAAATTGAATCGCTAGCAGGTTTCGTTTCTGAAATTTTTGACGAGTGGCCTGAGTTGGATAGCTTAGATGGATTTGACCTGCAAGAATTGGGCCAAAAGCACAAAATCCTCATCCCCCGAACAGTCTTTGCACCATGCGGAGAAAATTGCAGTTGCGCAGAGTTATTTACCGATGAGGAGATGCTAAAAGGCGTGACTTGCTATCACATCGCCGCTTGGTTGAATCGCCCCGCCTCGGCGGGTGACGCTCGCCCATTAGCCCGCTCCGCCGTATAATGAGCGCAGGAGAAACAAAGTCATGTTGCTAAAGATTTATGAACTCATCACGAAGTTGCAATCCGAGATTGGCGATGAAGCAGAAATTAGATTATCTGCCCGCGACGGTGTTTTAGAAATTCGCGTTGATTGGTGGCAAAAAGATTTTCATGCCCGCCATCAGTTTACCGAAATTGAATTGGCAAAAGTTGTTGATGAAACTATGCCGTTGAATTATTTTGTTGTGTGGTGCAAAAATGAGTATGCTCGCAAAGTAAAAGCGGGCTAACCCTCGTGTGCAGTGGATGGGCGGGTACGTGCGCCCATACGGGACGGGTAATCAACCCGCCCACCACTAACACGAATACCGTTGGGCGTCGCTCGGCAACTGGCAAAAAACGCCAGCCCCCTCGCTGGACGCTCGCCCATTCGGCGGCTTCCTTGCCAGCCGAGAGAAAGGTAAAACGATGAATTGTCAAGAATTGCTTGAACTCGCAGATAATCAACATGTTGAAATTGCGCTTCATTTGCCAGAGTATGAAGCGCAATTGATTATGGTTGGCGGAGCAATCACCACAGAAGAAAGATTTAAAAACTTCACCGATTCGCTTTGCCATCTTTTTGATGATGGAATTATCCGCAGATATAGCCATGAAATTGGTTCATTCGCTGATATTGAGGTTTTGAATATCATTGACGCTGATTGCGTAGACACCGCCGAACAAGGCTTGCGCTTGACGGGTGGGAGTCTGCCCGTTTTAGAAGAATTTTCTACGCCTCAGACTTTATCTAATCTCAAAGCGGATTCCAACCCGACCACCCGCAAGTAGAGGCCAGCCACTTGCTGGCAAAGAAAGGAATTCAAAATGGAAAGAAAAAAGGTTTATGAGTTAATTGATGGTGAGCGTGCTTACCAAGACAGTAAGCCCCCACGACCAGAGGATGATGCTATCACTCCTGTTTCATCTTGGGTAATTTATCTGGAAAAGCAAATTCAGGAAGCCAAAGAGAGTATCTATTCCTTAGATACTCAGAAAGCATTGGCGCATGTTCGCAAGATTGCCGCGCTCGCAGTTGCCTGTATGGAATACAACGATGCCCCAAAACGTGAGGCAAGCTAACACAGCGCGCACTTGACTTGTTGCGGGCTTCGTCAAAATCTGACGGCGGTACTAAACCCGCCGCAACAAGCGAGTAACGCAAACCGTTGCGCAGACCATTCCGAAAGGAAGTTATGAATACTCGTGAGTTTGTTGCAAAAGGTATCTCGAAAGTTTTTGAAGATTTGGCTGTTGCGTTGGCTGATGAATACGCCAAAAAATATGGCGAAGATATGCCAACAGGCGCACTCGCCTTTGAAGTGATGAAGGCAGAAATGTACATGCTCAAACAATGGGCAAAGTTTGCAGATCGTGAGTCTGCCCAACAAGGGCGTGCGGAAGTCGCTCTCAGGATTGCAGAGCCGCCATGCGCCGTCTGTGGCAGCAAAGAGTTTTCGAACGAGCAGCGGACTTGCGTTAGATGTAAAACTCCGAGCAAGCCTTAAAAAGTGCTATAATATTTTGAGTAAGCGGCGCGTGCCGCATCCATATCCAAGCCCGACAGACATAGAGACGGGGCACACTAATAAGGTGTGCCCCGTTTTTGTGTTTAAGGGACAAGAGAAAGAAGGAAATCATCATGGAAATTGAACTGACTCCCATCATTCAAACAGTATTGACAACCATCTTGACCGCGCTTGCGGCCGCGATTGCGAAGCTGATCCTTGCCAAAGCGGACGAACTGCTTGCCAGCAAGAACGAGGACGAGCGGTACTTTATTAGAGAGACGATCCGCTCATTGACGCAAGCGGCCCAGCAGATTTACAAGGCCGGCAATGGCAATCAGAAGAAGGCGTATGTAATTTCACAGGCTGAAAAAGCCCTTCACGCAAAGGGTATCAAGATTGACCTAGATCAGATCGAGGCGGAGATCGAGGCGGCGGTATGGTCGCAATTCTCCCCAAATGAACCACTTACGGAACCAAAGGGGTAAGGCATGGCGAACGGCGAGGTGCTGGACTTACTCGAAGAAAAGATAGCCGCGGCATTGAAAGTGCGTCGTATCAAAGCGTCTGATAAAACCATGCTGGAAGTCATGCAGTTGTTTGTGATCTACATGAAGGACGACCACCCAAAGACGCAAACCATGTGGATTGTTTTCCGTCCTGCTGTATGGATTGGCACGGCGTTTATCCTTTCATTTATTGGGGCTATTGCTTCCGGCAATGTCACAATCACAATTGCGCCATGAGTGAAATCACCTACGAATACCCCGACCCAGCCCGCACCCTGGGAATAGATGTTCACCAGTATACCGGCGTTGTAGACTGGAACGCTGCCAAAGCGGGCGGGATTAAATTCGCGCTGATCAAAGCCAAGAATGGGATCAATACATCCCGCTTCTTCAAAGAGAATTGGGCGGGAGCAAAGGCCGCAGGGATACCGCGCAACGCCTGGTTATGGGTGTATCCTGCTAGTGTGGTAAGTAGTGGAGCGCAAGCCCGCGCACTTATTGACCTGCTTGGAAACGACCCAGGAGAAATCCCGATTGCGCTTGACTATGAGTGGACGAAGCACAATGGACAATGGGCGAACCCGACAGAGAAGGATTTGTACGGTATCGCAAAGCCATTGGAGGACAGATACGGGCGCAAAGTCATGATCTATTCCGCGCCTGGCTATCTCGCGCAGTACCCGCTTAAGGCTGGGTACTGGATGGACTGCCCGTTGTGGCTTGCGAATTACAAAGTGTCTGCTCCATATCTCCCGAAGCCGTGGCAGAAGTGGACCTTTTGGCAATGGACAGAGGCAGGGTATGGGCAGGATTATGGCGTGAACCAATACGAGGAACGCGCCGTGGATCTTAATTACTTCAATGGCAGCGTGGAAGAACTGGCCGCATTTTGCAATGCCAGTGTGCCATCCACTCCGCCCCCTACGGAGGAACAACCTATGACATTATACAGATATGAAGTTACGCCGTTGTTTACCAGCGGTTCATCCTTACGCCCACAGCCGACAACCTCGAATACCAAAATCGGCGCACTCCCTTACGGACAGAAGGCCAGGGGAACCGAAACGGTTGGCGACGGTGTAACTTCCCTTTGGTTGAAGGTTGGTGAAGTCTTGGGTGTGCCTGTTACGCAAGAGACTTGGATTGCCGTCAAGCATGACGGTACACAATATTGCAAGTTGACCGAGATCAACCCGCCCGCAAGTGGAGAGACCCCCACCACTCCCGCAGCCGTGGATGTAGCCCTGACTGTGAGTGGCGCAACTATTGGCAAAGTGTCCGTGAACGGAAAGGATTACCACGAATAATGATCGAAGTATCTGTATCCTTGACACCTGCCTTAGTTGCCCTCCGTCCGCCACTGTACTTTATCAGGCACGATTGGGAGATAGGCGATTTTGAGCGCAGCCCGCGAAACGCTCCCGAGGTGCATTACCTTGACCATTACACTCGGCTTACCTATGCCTGGCAGTTCTTTTGGTATGGGCTGAATCAGCCGGTGGGATACGCCGAAGCAGAACTGAAGCGTGCCTGGCTTGGTTACACCAACGGCAAGTCTTTTATTACGGATTACAAGGGGTCTGATACCCATACGGATTACGTGACCCCTTCCATCCGTGATGAGGACATGCAAATCAAGTGCCTGTTTTGCGGTGGAAACGTGGTTACAGGCAAAGAGGTCAAGGACGACAAAGGGAAGTGGTGGTTGTACCCCCACTTTCTGAATGCCTTTGATGGTCCACCCACAGGGATGACGTATCAGTCTCACCCGTGGTTTATCCACCACGCGACGAACATTGCGGGCGATCTCCCGGACGGAACCCGACAGGTGAACCCGTTTACGATGCTTGGCGGGCGCAACACGGGGATACCCATTTACTACCCGTTTATGGGAAACCCGAACAAGTTGACCAGGTATCCGCTGGAATGGTTGAGGAAGCTGGGAGCGAATGAGCCAATCCCCAGCCCGTACAACCCACCGATGAGGTAAGGAATGCCTGCTAACAAGAAAGGAACAGGGAAGCGGCCAGTCCCTAAAACGGCATGGAAGAAGGGGCAGAGCGGAAACCCGAAGGGACGCCCGAAGGATGGTGAGTCGTGGAGCGCGATCATCAAAGCGGTTGGCGATATGTACCCGGATGACATACTGACATTCATCGGGAAAGACAACCAACTCGGAAGGACGATAGCCCAACTGCCCCGCAATGTGCAGATGAAATACCAGGTAGTCACCCGCGTTTTTGCGGCGCTCATGTTCGATCCAAGCAGTTCGCTTTTTAAGGAACTGATGGACAGGTCCGAGGGTAAAGTACCCGACCATTTGAAGATAGACGACATGCCGGTGCTTGTGTTTGGAAGAAAGAAAGATGCTGACAACGGAACGCCCGACGCTTGATATAGATACCGACCTGCTGAAGTTCACGCCCAAGCAGATGATTGCCACAGAGACGGCGGACGCGCATAAGTTCACGCTCTTTGGCGGTAGTCGCGGGCCGGGTAAATCGTACTGGTTGAGGTGGTATCCCATCCGCAAGCTGCTTGAATATGCCACGATGGGACTGCGCGGCGTGCGGTATGGCCTGTTCTGTGAGGATTACCCAAGCCTGAAAGACAGGCAGATCAGCAAGATAAGCGTTGAATTTCCTGACTGGCTGGGTACTTTGAAAGAGAGCAAGGAACACGGATTGGCATACCACCTTGCGGATGAGTACGGCGGAGGCATCCTTGCCCTGCGGAACCTGGACGACCCGAGCAAGTACCAGTCTGCGGAGTTTGGCGGTATCGCGGTGGATGAGTTGACCAAGAACCGCGTTGACACTTTCAATATTTTGCGCGGTTCCTTGCGATGGCCTGGTATAGCAGATCCCGGATTTATTGCAGCAACCAACCCGGGTGGTATCGGGCACGCATGGGTAAAGGATTACTTTATCGACAAGGTATACCCGCCAGAGCTGCGAGATAGTGCCGACCGTTTCGCCTTCGTGCCGGCGCTACCTGATGACAATCCGCACCTTGACGCTGCGTACTGGCATGATCTGGAAACATTACCGCCCATGCTGGCAAAGGCGTGGAGGTATGGAGATTGGGGCGTCTTTGCGGGGCAGGCATTCAGGGACTTCACCCTTGACCGCCATGTGTGCCGGCCTGACCAGGTTCCAGAGGTAGGCGTGGCAGCGGGGACGGTGTTCAAGGGGACGGACTCGGGATATACGGCTCCATTCTGTACGTTGTGGGGCTTCCGTGAAGTGGACACTGGCAGGGTGTGGGTGTATCGAGAGGCTTACCAAGCCGGCTTGACTGACCGACAACAGGCGCAGATGGTGAAGGACATGACCCCGCCGAACGAACCGCAGGGCACGCACTTTGCCGACCCGTCCATGTGGGCGAAGAAGAACGCGCACAACATTGTTACCAGCGCGAGAGACGAATACGCGGCAGTTGGAATCTACCTGACCAAAGGCGACAACGACCGGGTAAACGGAGTGCGGAAGATACACCGAATGCTTGCCAACCTGCCAGACGGCCGGCCTGGATTGATAGTGTCGGAGCAATGTCAGAACCTTATCAAGCAATTACAAACCCTCGCGGTGGATGATAAGAACCCCGAGGATGTGGACACTAAGCAGGAAGATCACGCCTTCGATGCGCTGAAGTACCTGCTGTCCAATTTGAAATCAGGATCAGAGAGCAAGCCCAAGCCGTTCATCCACCCGCTGTCTGGCGTGAAAGGAATATAACCAATGGCAAAGAAAGAAACGACAAGACTACCCGCCGAGAAGGTGGCGGAAATCAAGAAAAGCGCAGACGCGCTTATCTCTGTGTATGGAGAACAGGAAAAATTATTCCAGAGATACAGGGAAATCTACTTCATGGATAACATGGAGAAACCGAAGAATGGATCTGTGGATGAGCGGGACTGGAAATTGACCCCATCTCCCAGCGGACGCAATGAGGTAATCGGAATGCAAAGGTTACTGAATACGGCAGAATTGCAGGTAGAGGTCAAGAACTCGCAAGCCAAAGACAAGATTGAGGAAGGCTTGAAGAAGATGCTGTATACCAGCAGCGAGGGGAAGATGGCGCGGGTTGAGGCGGACGCAATGCTATCTGCTGTGCTGTACGGCCCTGTAACTTTGTATGCCGAAAGTGTTGCCGACCTGCTTGCAGTTAAAGATATTCCTGAATACAAGAAGAAACACCTTGCCAAGATGATGAAGAAAACCCCATTCCTTATCCGCACAATCAACCCCGAGGAATCATTCTCGGAACGTGACGAAGGGTTGATGATAAAGCATGTGTGGAGATACACCCTGAAAGGATCGAAACTCAAAGCCCGCTGGGGTGTGGCAGTTGCAAGGGACGAAATGGATTACGAAGTGCGCGACGTGTTCACGCCGGAGTATCATGTTGTGTATTCTCCAGGTATTGCAACCGAACACATGGCGGCCCCCCATAATCTCGGGTGTATCCCCGTTGTGTCCTCTTATGCGGGCGGTTCCGAACTGTTCCACAAACCCGACCAGCAGATCAATTCATATCTATACGCGAAGGCAAAGGGAGAAATGGACAAGCGGGAAAACTCAGTTCTTACCGCCTTGTTTACAGCTATCAACATGCGCGGATTGCTTGGTCCACTGGTGGCGGTTGACCCTGACGCCCAGGGTGATAAGCCCATCGAAGTAAGTTATCAAGGTGGCATCCGTGTAATCAAGGCGAAGGCGCAACCCGTGGATGACAAGGTAATTGACCCTGTGGTGTTCCAGGCATGGCAAATGTTACAGGAACTTGGCGGAGAGAGCACCATTTATAAACAAACTCTTGGGCAAAACCTTGCGGGCAGTACATTCAGCGGGCTTGCGATGTTGTCATCAGCCGGGAAGCTTCCGATGGTGGACAGCCAACGGGCGCTTGAAGGCGCATTCAAAGACATCTTCCTGCATATCCTGTACCGTATCAAGGACGGGGGTATCGAGAATGATTTGATACCCCCGTCCATCATCCCCGATGACCCGGATATCGAAGTGACATTCAAACCGAAACTACCGCAGGACGACCTGCGAAACGCGCAGGTTATCACCAACTTGGGCGATAAAGTATCCGATGAATACGTGTATCAGAACTTCTTGCAGATCAACGACCCCGCAGCCATGCAGAAACAGATCGCCAAAGAGAAAATCAAGAAGGCGCTTGTTGAGGCGATGGTCTCGAATCCCCAGGTGATGCAGCAGTTGATGGCAAAGATAGTACCCCCGCCCCCGCCTGCTCCTGTTCAACCCAATGCCGCGCCGGGAGGCTTGCAAGACCCGAACATGCCACCGATGGCACCCGAAGGAATGCAGGCCGGCCCGGGAATGGAGCAAATGCCGAAGATGGACGCGATGATCCCGCCTGAAGAAAGGATGTAAGTATGACCATCATAGACATTCAGGATGCGAAACTTGCGGCAGAAGCCGAAGTAATGGAGGTGTACCGCGAAGTAATGGAAGAATTTATGCAAGAAGAAATCAAGTCCGAGATCAAAAAGGTGTGGGTATCCATGCCTGACGAGATGAAAGAACAATTCAAACAGGAGAGACCGCGGGAATACGCGGCACTCATGGAAGGAATCGGTCGGAAGTGAAAAGGATTTTCCTGACACTCATCATTTTTTCAATGCTCTTTATGAGCACGGAGGTAACAATGGCACAAGCAAGAGAGAAACAAACAGTACCCGCATGGGCAAGTAGGGGCAGCGGTGGAGGTGGTCGAAGCACAGGCGGAAGGAGTACAGGAAGCCAGGATACAGGCCGAAGGTACAACCCACCCCCGCCGACGACCCCCGCATTTGGACAGGTAGGCGGCGGTGTTGGCGGCGGACCCAGCATCGGAATGAACGTTGTCACTGATCAAATTGAACGCCCGAGCCGTGGCACAAGACTGCGATGGCCTGATCCCCGATGGGCTGGTGGACTTGGCGGCGCGATGAATACCCCCGCATGGCAGGTCAATGATCCTCTGCGTTGGAGTCCTTTGCAGCGTACAGGCGGCGCAGGCGGCGGGTTTATTCCGAATTCCATCGGTGTGAACGTCCCGACGGGCGAGATTACGCAAGAAGGAATCGGAAGCGGCAATACTGGCACCCCATCCATCGGGAAAGAAATGAAATTCAGCCCATTCAAAATGATGCGAGATATGTACGGTTACAACGGAATGCTTGACCCGATGGCCGACGGTGGCGGCGGTGGATTCGGTACTGGATACGGCGGTAACTGGCAGGGCGGTGGTGGAAATGGGTATTCAAATTACTCCCAGCTTCCCGCCTGGTATTTGAACTTGGTGAACTGGAACTATCGCGGATAGATAGGTGATACATGGGTAGACAACAAGACAAGGCTCTTGAACGCGCCGGCCTGCTGAATTACCAGACCAAAGATTTGACGCGAGAACAAATACAACAGCGTTATCAAAACGCTGGTATTAACGTTAATGAGGGATGGTTCAGTCAGACGTATGCAGGCCGGCCCAGCGGTGGACAGCCTACACAGAATCCACAGGGACAACCGCAACAAGGCGGACCACAACCCCCGCGCAAATGGGGGCGGGTTCAAGGCGGAACCATCCCGCAGGGTGGACAGGCCAGACCCCAAACGTTTACTCAACCACAAGAGCCGCCGTCTACCAACACGCCTTCGCGTGGTTTTGGATCGCCCAGCACGCCCATAAACAGAATGCCCAATCTTCCGTATGAACCGACCTTTGGGCAAGACCCAAACGCAATCGCCCGCGCATACCAACAGCTTCAAACCACACCCGTAGACCAGCTTCCGCCGTGGCTTGCATCCCAGCAGGAACAGATCAAACAGGCGTATGACTGGTTTAAATTCCGCAACGGTGACAAACCGTGGACGGAGTGGAAATACCTTGACCCGACAGATCCCGGCATGGATTTTCTCGCATCCATTCAGGGGCCACAGGCCGGCGGAAACGCTGCGACTGTATTTGCAAGCAACGAACACGCCCTGCGCGGTGAAGCCAACTGGACAGACATCAGCCCGGAAGAACGGCAAGCCATCCTCTCTGACCCGAACTTCTACCACGGAGAGATCACCAAGTATCCGTATTGGATGCAACAGCAAATCCTTGCGGACCCGAGCTTCAATTGGGATGCGTTGCCGGCCTGGCAGCGTGTGTACTATTCGGTATCATCCAACCCGGCCATGATGGGCGCGACGCAAGGCTTGGTACTTGGGCTTGGAAACCCGGGCGGAGCCGTGGTGGGTGGGATTCTCGGTTGGGGTGCAGCGAAATCAGGCTATGACCAGACGAAGGAATTTTGGAAGCAAGATAATCTTGTTGCCGGCGGTTTTGGTTTAATGAACTGGTTTGCGGAACAGGCCGAAAAAACCGTAGGTATGGGGGTGCAGATTGCAGGTATTCTTACGGGCAATGACCCAACCTTCGACCCGAACAAGCGCAACCTTTCATGGGATGCGGGCGCGTCCACATTTGAAGTACTTGGACCGGCGATAAAAGAGGTGTGGGAAGATGCACGCTCAACATCTGACACTATTCAAGAGACCGGCTTGAAATTTTCTTTTCTCTTGGGGGACATGATATGGAACCCAGAGAAATACAAGGGGAAGGAAATATATATCGGCTCCGATCAGTCAGTCGTTATAGACCAGACTATTTACGAACGATTGGCGGAAGCCCGCGACCGCATCAACAATGGAGAAGATTACCGCGTTGTTATGACAGAGATGCAGACCGGGGTAATCGGGCAAATCAGCGACATGGCCGGCCAGGCGATTGCCGACCCGCTGAATATCGCAGGGAAAACATCGGCGCGTATCGGCGGAACCATCGCGGAAGTGTCCGGGAATAAGGTTGCAGCGGAAGCCTTCAGTCAGGCCGGCGGATTGACCGAAGCCGCGCGTAGATACCAGAACATCATCAATTCACCGGGCGAGGCGATCAAGATCGACCCGAACTTCAAGGTGAATGAATTGGGATGGCTGGAAAGAACCGTGGCCGGGTTGACCAGCGACGGGAAGATCAAGGCCGGCCTGTTCAGCAGCGCGGGCGACCTGCTCAGTTATCAGAAGCCGAAGAAGAACCTTATGGGGTTTGTGCAGCACATGACGACGCTCGACCCGCAAAGCCGGGCGCGAGTGGGGCAGGATTTACTACTTCGCAACCTGGGCGGGGTGATGTCGTCATACTTTCAGGGCACCGATGTAAAGGGATTCTCTACCTGGTGGAAGGCATTCAGCAACGGCGATATGAAACAGAGCGCTGACCTTTCGGCAGCATTGGCGAATTCGCCGGAGTTTTACACCGTCCTTCCCGCCGCCAAAGACTTCAACATTGACGGGCTGGTATCGGCATGGGAAGTGTCGGACGCCCGCAGGCAGGACGTGGCGCGTCTCGCGGATATTCTCGGGGAAAACCCGATGACATTGATAGACGACCTGCACAAGCGAGGCACGGCGCCCGAGGACTTCGCACGCATTCAGGAGAGATTACAGAAGGCCGGCACCCCCGAGGCGAAGGCTTTACTGGCAGACATCGAAGCGGGGCGGTTTACGGAAGCGCACCTTGCCGAAGCGGTGAAAGCATTTGGCGACGGCAGTATTCCCTTCCACCCCGGCCAATGGTTTGCTATGACACTGGACGCGATCAAGACCCATTATGACGAGTGGGCCGTAAATAATTTCAAGTTGGACGAGGAAAGCCGCAAGACCTTATTCCGCGTTTCTCATGTGATGAAATCGGCGCAGTCCATCCTCTTGCTTGGGGCCAACCCGGGATACATGATCTCGAACGTGCTCCCCACGATGGTTACTCGCGCAGCTTCCGGCGTGTACGGGTACATGACCCCGCACTCCATTGATACATTCATGAGCCGCATGGGGTTCGATGTGGATGCGGGATTCCAACCGAACAGACTGGATGAGGGCGTTGGACCGGCCGGCCTGACCGAGCAAAGCACAGGCAGAGGAACGGGAAGCCCCGACTTAATCCGTCAGGCGACACAGGGCAAGGGCTGGCTTACCAATGTGGAAAACGCCATCGGGAAAGTTGGCAGAGCCATGCCGTTCAATAAACTTTCCCGCGTGCTGGAAGGGTACGAAGGCAAGCAGGCATTCATCATCGGTATCAAAAAAATGTGGGGTGAATCCTGGATACGAGGCAAAGGCTTCCGCGAAATTCCGAAAGGGTTACAGGCGGAACTTACCCGCACCGTTGGGCCGCGTGCCGCAGAGATTTTGTATTCAGCCATCGAAGCGGGAATGAGCAAGCAGGAATTGGACGCGATTGTCGCAGGCAGAAGCGCGGACGTGAAAAGCCGAAGCCTGGTCAACCAAGCCGCGCAAGACCTAAACATGCCCGCATCCAAAGCCGCTGTCATGCTCGAACAGATCGGTGTGCTGGATGCTCTTGACTCACACTTGAAGGGCGCACGCACAGAAGGCCAGATTGCTTCCGCATTTGAACGCGCCCGCCGAACTTCACAGGACGCCATCGACGCACAAGCCGGCCGGGATGCCATTGCCAAAGCCGAACACATCGCCAACCGCTTGAAAGTGGAAGGAACAAAGGCATTTACCGACATTGTTCTGGATACCGAAATGCAGGGTATCGAACAGTGGATGAAACACTACGAGAACATGGGCAACGTGGCCGAGGCGATGGACTCCATGCCCAACCCCGTGACCCGCTCGAAAGTGTGGAGCATGGCATACGCCGAGGACATGGCAAGCTACCGCAGATACGCCGCCCAGCGGGGAGCAACGTATATCGGCGTGCTTAAAGCCGTTGGACTGGATACCAACCCTTCAGGCCGTGGGTGGCTTGCCGCTATTGCAGACACAGACGCCACAATTGACAAGGCGTACCGCACCATGCGCGACCTGCGGGACAAGCACTTCCAACAGTGGAACGGAGACTGGAACAACCCGCGTCAAAAGATAGAACGCAACCAGATCGAGACGCAGATTGATAAGGTCTGGAAGGATGCGACCGCCCGCGAAGTGGACAACCTGAAGAAGATGGGCGACCTGCTTGCCGACCAATACAAGGAATTGTTCGGAGTGGAAGCAGGCGAGGCCGCACGCCAGGCGTGGGATCAGATTACCGCCTTCCGTCAGGAGATGGTCAAGCGGCGTGACGACTTCCGAAAATTACTCGAAGGAATGCCCGCCGCAGAACGCCAGATTGCATCAAAGGAATTTTGGGGCAAGACCTACAAGTACATGATCGTGGAAATGTCACGCATCAAGCAGGAAGCCATCGCCCGCCTGGATCGTATTGCACGCGGGAAAAACGGAGGCGACGCAGCTCCCACCCCCACAGAACCGCAGGATACCCCGCCGGGCGGCGCTGGACCCGCACGAATCGACGAGCGCGAGACGTTACGACAACAGGCGGAGGCCAGAGAACAGGCCGCCCGCGACCACGTTCAGCGCGTATGGGATACCGCCGAACCCTTCGGTTACACCGCGCGGGACAAGTTCAAACTCATATCGTCGCTCAATAAGTATGGCGACTTTGAGGTTACGAGCTACGATGACCCGCGCCTGACCCCTGAATATGTCCAGTCTGTTTTGCAGAAGCGTGAAGAAGCCAAAGCGCAGATCAAGGCGCAGCAGGAAGAAGTGGCAATTGGCAACGCCTTGAACCGAGTGCAGCAGGAATTTATCAGCAAGCCGCGATCTGAACTTCCCCCCGTTTTATCCGACGCCCTGCTTATGGAGGCGCAAAGAATATCGGATGTAATTGCGGGTGGCGAAGCAGGCCGGCGCTTGTTCGATGAAAGCGGTTTTATCGGCGCGGCCGCAAGCACCTATCCGAAATGGTACAACGACCTGCAACAAAGCACACACGGGAAAGCCAGCCTTGTAAAAGCACTGGATAAGATCGTGAAGGATGCCGGCCTGGACAAGGGCAAGGTGGTGGAGCGCGTCAAGGAATTCCTGCTGATGACGCTGAAGTATGGCGACAGTGAAACCAACAACCCGCCCAACCTGAATGTTTTGAAAGCATTGGGAGCGGACGAGGCGGTACTTCAGAACGCAGCCGATAACTTCAACGAAACCATGCGGACTGACTTTACAGTAGACGAACTGACCCGCGAAGCCTGGGACACGACCCCGAATTATGAGGGCGCGTTGGGCGAGATTACCGCCTTTGACGAAGGCCGCTGGGTTGGAGATATGCTGGATGCATTCGAGAACAGCGACAAGGTACGGATCGAAAGCCTGATCGACGAGCTGCCCGATGACGTGCTGGACCAGCCCGCCACAGTTGCAGAGACATACCGCGAATATTCAGACCGCGTTTTGTCGGAGGTATCCGCGCGCCTGAAGGAAAGCGAAGAAGCGATCTCGATTGCGGAGAATCAAGTCCGCGCAGAACAAGCCGTAAAGGAACAACAGGCCAGCGGCGAAACCGCCATGACCCGCCAGCGATTCCGCGAAACCCTGACGGATGTATTCGGCCTGGATGACAACATGGCAAACGCCGTGATGGATATTACAGACGCAAGGGCGAATGCCTACGGCAACGTGGATGAGTGGTATCGCACCCGCATTGCGGATGTGGTAAAAGCTGGGGATGAAATTGACTTGGCGCAGGAGGCGTATCACGGCAGCCCGTACAAGTTTGATAAGTTCACATTGGACCACATCGGGTCAATAGAACTTATGAACGCGGGAAAGTATATTGATTACTCACCGCGCAATAATAGTTTGCGCGAAGAAGTGCGTGCGACTATTAGCGAAAATTTACTCATAAAAGAATGGGAAATTCTGGAAGCCTTTGATAAAGGAGGCGCACCCGAAGCCCGCGCCAAGATGAAGGAGATTATCGAGGATCAGGTAAATAGTTACAGGGAAGAATATCAAGAGGCGGTTCCATTCGCAGAGGCATATCTACGTGAAGTAGGTAAGGCTAAGTTTGACGTTATCAAAGATGATGGACAACTCTACAAGGTAGACATCCCCGACGAGAATTATTTGTTATGGGATAAGTCGCTGAGTGAGCAGCCGCAGTCCGTGAAGGACGCGCTTGCGAAAATTGACGAAGAAATCGCTACTCACTTTTCTAGACTTGCAGATATGCGTGCCGCTTATTTGAACTCTTTATCCGTCGAATCTCGACCAATTGCCGAGAAAATGCTTGCCGATGATCCTGTCAACCTAACTAATGGGACACATGATAAAGACTGGGCAAGACTTCAAGAACTTGATCCAGGTATTGACCACAATAATATTCACGACATAGTAAATGCTCTTCGGAGAGAGGGGACAGGGAAAGATATTTACGAGAGCATTTCTAGTGATCCCCAATCCGCCAGCCTTGCCCTAAAAGAAGCAGGGATCAACGGCATCCAATACCTTAACGGAAGCAGCAGAGGAAAGGGCGAGGGTAGTTACAACTACGTCATCTTTGACGATGCGGCGATCCAGATAAAGGAAACGTTCTACCAAGCCGACACACCCACAGATGGAATAAAGACACAACCCAAAGGCGGGGTGCAATTTCTTGACGACGGGCGGGCGATCATCCGCGCATTCGAGAAGGCCGACGTGTCCACCGTGGTACATGAGGTTGGGCACATCTTCCGCCGGGATCTGGCCGGGGTAGACCTGAAGGTGATCGAGGATTGGGCGGGCGTGAAGAACGGCGAGTGGACGGTAAAGGCAGAGGAACAATTTGCCAGAGGATTCGAGAAGTACCTTGCCGATGGAAGCGCACCCACTCCCCGCCTGCGTGCTGTGTTCCAGAAGTTCAAACAGTGGATGACCGAGATATACCGCGCCATCACAGGCAGCCCGATTGACGTTGAACTCACCCCGCAGGTGAAGGAAGTATTCGACCGCCTGCTGGTTGGGGAGCGCACAAGCAAGGTGGACGTGGGCGATATGCTCTTGCAGATGGGATACGACCCGAAAGCAAACTACCTTGACGTGGACGGAAGCATCAAGCGCCGGCCTGAATTGAACATCCGCGTTGACCCGCGCCAAGTGGGACGGGACGTGGACGCCGTGCTCTCAAAGGACTTCCAGCAGAAGGTCAAAGCCTTACACAAGGACAAGCCGGCCGGCAGTACCCCGGATGCGAACGTAACTGCGCCGAAGAAAGGTACGCCGATCTGGCAGATGACCGAGAAGGAATACATCGCCAGCCTGTTTGCTGACCAGAAGGTGAAGGCGGAAGCCACCAGCGCCCGCATACAGAACGAACTCAAAGCCCTTGAAGGACGGGACGAGGCGTGGGTTGCAGGTGAACGCGCCCGCTTACAAGAACAACTCCGCAAGGCTGAAACCCTGCTGAGCAGAAATACCACATCTTATGAGTTGTATGGTGACACCCGACAGAAGTACATGGACGGGATACGCCGGGCATTGGAAGCAGGCGAACAACTCCGCCCGGATATCCGCGCTGCTTATGAGGACATGGGCACAGAGTTGGGGCAGTTGTCTTTCCGTGAAGTGCGGAAGGGCATGAGTCCGAATGTTCTGTTCCAAGACGCCGACCCGCGAATGCCCCTCGGTGGATACGAAGAAGCCGCCGGGTGGATGCCGCAGTCTGAGGTGATGGACGAAGGATGGAGCAGCGAGGTACAACCCCTGCTAAACAGGATGCGGGAGATCGCAATCCAACGGCTGAACGAACCCAAACTGGACGGAGCATACCGCGACCTAAGCCCGGAAGGGCAGAAGATGTTACGCCAGTACATGAACGGAGTAAAGCAGGACATGGCCGGCACCAAGCAGGCTGCCTTGCGATGGGGTGCAAACCAGCGCGATTACGCCATGCTGAATTACAACCGCCGGTATGGGTTTGACAAGTGGCTGGATATTGCCTTCCCGTATCAATTCTTTTACACCCGTAGCATGATGACATGGGCGATGCGTGCGCTTGACACCCCCGCGTGGTTATCGAATTATGCCCGCCTGCGAATGCAACAGGAACAATACGAGAACAACCTGCCCGAACGTTTGCGCGGAAAGATGCGGATCGAAGCTCCGTGGTTGCCCGATTGGATGGGCGACGCGGTTTACATTGACCCGTTATCTGTGCTGTTTACCCCGCATAATTTCCTGCGTCCAATCGAGCAAATGACCAAAGACCAGAACATGCAGACCATCGAGGCTGAGCGTATCTTGCAGGAATGGGCGGCGGATGGAACCGTGTCACAGGAGCAGATACAGGAAGCGGCGCAGACCCGAAGCGGCAGTACATGGGAACGGGCGCTTGCCGAGGCGAAAATCCGCAGAGAGGCGCAAATCTCAAACCCGATGGACTTTGTGGCCGCAACCTTTGGGCCGGCCTGGTACTTAAGTACGCCGTACAAACTGGCAACAGGCAAGGGCGATGAGATCACCGAATTGCCCATCACCAAGACCGCCCGCGCATTGGATACCGTGACACAGGGAACATGGGCCGAACCTGTGGGCGACATTCTCGGACTGCTTGCCAAGCCCGAGGAAATGGCACGCGACGCCCTGAACCTTCCGCAGATGGGAGAGTACGGGGATTACTACATTGACCGCCAGCTTGCGAACATGGTTGCCGAGGGTTTGATTACATCGGAGCAGGCACAAATCGCCATGATCGAGCGGCAAGGTCAATTGTTCGACGAGGCAAAGCAGCGCGTGGAATTGGAACTTGCTATGCGCGTGCCGTTGGCGGGAACGATCTACGCCGGCTTGCACGAAGGACCAGCAGCGGGAGCGCAAGCCTTCCTGCCTTCCCTGTTCGGAGCGGGCTTGTTACCTGAAGGTGAATTGAAATTCAGAGGATTGAAAGACGAATGGAATGCCGCCTGGAAAATGAAAGACGCGGGCGACGACGAAGCCATAAACCGATTCTTTGAGGAACACCCCGAATATGAAGCCTATCTTGCAAAAGGCAAGCCGCCCGAGGAGAGACTTAAATCATTCCTGATCGGGCAGATATGGGATGGGTATATGGCACTCGGAGATACCGACCGCAAGCAGGCGACCGCCGCAATGGGCGATCTGTTCAAGCAGGCGTTCTTGAATTCCGAGACCAGAAGTTATGACACGCTGGACGTGAACACCCTGACCACCTGGGCGCAGATGTTAAACATGATGCTGCCCAAGACCGAGGAAACCCTGTCCGCGATCCAATCGGCGCCGAAGATCAACTTCTACCCGCAGGAAGTGAGCGCGATCACTGACCGCTTCTTCCAAGAGCGCAAGCAGCTTTACCCGAATTACTATATGCTGGAACAGGGGTACTACTCCCTGCCGCCATCCAAGCGGGCTGAATACCTTTTGAGATTCCCGCAGTATAAAGAGTTCCGCGAATGGAGAAAGGGTTATTACAACCGTTATCCCGAGCTTGTGCCAGTGTTCAAGGGACAGGTATTCAAGACCGTAGATACTTCACAGTGGCCGGACGGGCTGGAATACTTTGTGCAGAACTATGCCTACACCGGCGAGGACTTGCCGGAGGGCGCATACAAGGCACTGGAACAGATGTGGATACGGGAAGGCCGGCCGATGGGCGACCTTCAAACGTGGCTGGACAGTCAGGTAGCGCCGGCCATGCTGTACCAGCAAGGGATTGTTCAGTAAGGTATAATTACTGACATATCGAAATAGATATATCAGTCCGCCTGACAGACGAGAAATCGCGGGGCACGGTTGAAAAGCCGTGCCCCGCATTCTATTTAAGCGAGAGGTGAAACGTGTCAAGACCTATGAGAATTTACGTGGCCGGTCCGTACTCTAAAGGCGACATAGCCATGAACGTAAGGACGGCGATACACGTAGGGGATTACATTGCAGGGCTGGGACACTATCCATTGATCCCGCACCTAACCCATTTCTGGCACATGGTTGTTCCGCACCCTTACGAGTTCTGGATAAAACAAGACCTGGTGTGGCTTGAAATGTGCGATGCGATTCTTCGCATTTCAGGAGAAAGCGCAGGCGCGGACAGGAAAATTGAACGGGCAATGGCATTGAGGCTGACCATTTACAATTCAGTTTTTGAAATCCCAATGGTGGATGATGAAAATCATAAAGCACTCGCGTAACGTCCTGAGAATAGCGATGGATGACGTGAAGGAAGGCTGGGAACAATGGTTCCTGCTTGCCAGTGACAGACATTTTGACAGCAGGAAATCAGACAAAGTATTGATGAAGGAACACCTTGACCTTGCTGTGAAAAGAAATGCAAGGGTTCTGGAATTTGGGGATACCTTCGATGCGATGCAGGGAAAGTACGACCCGCGCAGGTCATACCCTGAAATGGACGGAAGGTATCTGGATATGATGTTGAAGAACAACCTCGGATACCTGGACGCCATTGTGCAGGACGCGACCGAATTCCTTGCTCCTTATGCTAAACTGTACGCCTTGATAGCGAAGGGAAACCACGAAACTGCAATTTATAATCACAATGACACCGACCTGATCAACCGCCTTGTATATGGCATGAATATAAAAGCAGGTACGGAAATCGCCACAGGGGAATATGGGGGGTGGGTGCAGTTTATGTTTACAATCCAACGCACGCAAAGAGAAACAGTCAACTTGAAATACTTCCACGGCTCAGGCGGGGGTGGACCCGTGACAAAGGGTGTGATCCAGTCAAACCGTCAGGCGGTATTCCTGCCTGATGCCGATATCGTTGTCAATGGGCATATTCATGAATCCTGGATACTCACCCTGCCGAGGGAAAGAATAAACAAGGCGGGAACAGTTGGACGCGACTTGCAACACCACGTCCGTACAGCCACGTATAAAGATGATTACGAGGACGGCGGGAGCGGTTGGGCTGTGGAGAAGGGAATGCCCCCGAAGCCAAAAGGCGCAATCTGGCTGCGGTTCTACTACGAGCGGAATCATGTTCGTTTTCAATTGACACAGGATGTACGTTAAATGACTGGAAAAATAAGTCATCCCTGCAAGTGCGGGAAGAAGCAAATCACACGCGGGAAATATTGTGACGAGTGCAGAAAGGACGCCCGCAGGTATCAGCAGGCGCAATATTACATCCGCCGAGGACGAAGGCGGAGGATAAGGAAAGAAGCATGAGTGAACCGATCCAGACAATAATCATTGAAGCATACGGCAGGCAATTTGTATTCAACATCCCGCATGACGAGAGGTACAGCGCACACCAGCCGCAACTTGACGACGAGACGCGAACCTGTGTGCTGGTGGTGGATGATGAAATCATATCGCCGGAATAATTGGAACGCCCGTTCTACTTTGTGGTATACTGCAATTTGAACAACTAAATATCCACCAGTCCGACAGACGAGAAATCGCGGGACTCCCACAAACGGGAGTCCCGCTTTTTTTATTTAACTTTTTGAAACGGAGGCACGACAAAATGACGGACAACCTTTCTGGACAAGAGGCGCAAGGGCAGGCCAGCCCCCAGCCGCAGACAGCTTCAGCGACCCCGCAGGAGCCACAGTCACAGGAACAGAAGCCAATTGACGAGGCGACAGTACGAGCGATAGCGACCGAGGTTGCAACCCGCACCGCCCAAAGCCTTGTCGATAAAGCAGAATATCGAATCAGCCAAAAGGCACAGCAACAAATCCAGGCGCTTGAAATCAATAAAAGCACATTGGGTTTGAGCGACCAGCAGGTACAGGACGCGAAGTTGAAGATCATCGCCAACGATGTGACTCCTTCGCAAGAGGCGCAGGCCGGCGCACAACCTGTATCGCAAGGTCAACCAATGGCAGACCCGGTATCTGAAGCCAGCTTTATCACGGAACTATTCAAAGCCACAGAAGCAGGAATGGAAGTAACCCCGAACGATCCTGAGTTTTCGGATTTTAACAAGGTCTACACCGAAAACTTCAACGACCCATCCCCTGCTGCAATGGCGCGAGTTACCCGAGCCGTGGAAAAAGCCGCCGCCGCCAAAAAGCAACGTATCGAAAACCAGCAAGCCCAAGCCGAGGCCCGCACTTTGGGCGGAGGCGGAGGACTAGCTACTGGATCAAACGATGCGCCCGCGTCCGATCTATGGAGGCAGGCATATCGCAAATGATAAAACAAGGAGCCTACAATGGCTGATGAATTCACCCTACTTGATTACCAACTGACCGCGCCCCCAATCACGAAAGCGGTTGTGAAAACATGGCGCGAAGCAAGCCCGATCCTTGAACTTTTGAAGTTCAAGAAAACCAACAAACTGACCGAATCCTTCCTGCAATTCCGCGACGTGGCTTCCCCGTCATGGCGCAAGGTTGGCGAGTCGTTTGTTCAGGGCAAGGTCGAACCCGTGCCCGTTCAGGAGCGCGTGTACTTCATGGGTAAAAAGATCGACATTCCCCGTGAGTACGTCCTTGCTGATTCACTGGTGGACAACCGCGCCGCCCAAAGCGAAGCCATGTTGAAAGGCGCAGCCTTCGATTTTAATACCGCCTTCTTCCGCAACAACGATCAGGGCAGCGTGGACATTGACGCGCCGGTCGGTTTGCATTACCGCGTCCACAACGATCTTGCGTCCGCCCAGCGGTTCGACGCCAATTTGGATGTTTCGCCGGATACCTCCGAGACATCATGGCAGCACAAGATGTTCGACAAAGTGGACGACCTGCTCGACCGCGTTGATGGAACTTCGGCTGAGAAGGTTCTGGCAGTGGGGCGCACGCTTTATTTCCGCTTCATTTCCGCGTTGCGAAGCGCGAACCAGCTTTTCACCGACAAAGAAGCCGGAATGCTCTACACCTATTACGGCACCGGCGGAGCCAAGATCATTCAGGCGGGATACCAGTCTGACCAGGCGACCCAAATCCTGAAAGACGATGAAAGCGGCGCGACCCTTACCGGTGGAACCGATTCGTCCATGTACTGTATGCGCTTCGGCCCGAACCACCTGGGCGGATTCTGCCAGGAAATGCCGTTCGCTGAAGATAAAGGCGAGACCGAAGATGGCGTAAACCTTCGCACCATCGTTCGCTTTTCACCCGGTATCTATATCGCCCACCCCCGCGCCCTGGCCGTCGCTTACGGCTGGACCGCCGCGTAAAAAAAGGAGTAACACATGGATACCAATCTCGAACTTCGCGCCGCCAGCGCGGGAAACCTGACGGGCGATTCCACCCTGACCGATGTTGACTGGACGCCCACTGAAGTTGTGTCTTATCTGCATGTTTTGGTGCCTTCTGTTTCAACCAGTGACACCCTACTTGTGACTGCCGACTTTGAAGATGGCAGCAACAATACCCTCATGCAGATCGTTTCAAAGACCATCAGCGCCGCCGGGCATTACGTCATCCCGCTTGTGTGTGACGACCCGAACGTGACTGATCTCTCGGTCATCCTGGACACCACAGCCAACAACTCCGAAGCCGTGAACTTCGGCGCGGTGGTTGTTTGGATCAGCAACGCCCGCAAATCGTAATCTCTCAGTATCCCCGCCCTGAACGGGGCGGGGATACTCCATTTATGCGACCTCTTGCCATCATTGGAAACGGGATAACCCGAGACGAAGCGCCGCACAACAATATGGATTATGACGTGTGGGCCATGAACAACCACCCTTTCCTTTGGCAGAAACGCATTACCGCATTGTTTGAAATGCACCCCGACGCCCTGACCACCAACAGGTACGCGGACGATTACAAGGAATGGCTGCGGCAGAAACACGACTTCCCTATCTTCATGCACGAACTCAACCCGGATATCCCCAATTGCGTGAAGTACCCGCTCAATGACATCATGCAATTTCATGGTGAGATATGCCAAAAGGGAAGTAGGTCAATAGATAGTTTCTTCGCAGAGAGCAGTACATATATGTTTGCGCTTGCCCTGCATCTTGGATACCCACAGATCGAATTGTACGGAATTGACTTGAACAAGATTGAGGAAAAACGCAGGCGCGATTCGGTTTTTTTTTGGCTTGGAATTTTACGAGCCAACAAAATCAAGATCGTCATCCCCGCAAAAAGCCCACTTCTGGATGACGCCTTGTACCCCTTCAGGTAGATGTAATTATGTTAACCCTTTTTGATATTTCCCTTGCCATAGCCCGACTGGTCGCATCCGACAGGATGACGAACGGAGCAGCCACGGCAGGAACCACCACCAGCCTGACCGACACTGTAAACCTGACTCAACCCAACGCATACTACGACAAGGGTATTCTTTGGATGCGATCAGGGAATCATGTTGGCAAGGTGCTTGCTGTCACCAGCCATATCTCAAATAAACTTTCATTCGCTACACCCGGGACTGCAATTGTAGCCGGGGAGCTTTACAGTGTGGTACAGAATGTCTACCCGTATGAACAGATCAAGGCCGCGATCATGGATGCGTTATGGGAAACCCATATTGAATCCACTGACACAACCCTTGAAGGCGACGGGGAAACCCTTGAATTTACCATCCCCTCCGGCGTGTGGGACATTAAAAAGGTTTTCTTCACCGACCCGGACGACACGACTCGCAAGCCCATCTCTACCCATTGGAAAGAAGTTTACGTCGGTTCGACTCGTAAACTGAAATTCGATTACGGGTATGCCCCCATAGACGGGTACACGATCAACCTGGTATACCGCGACCAGCACGCCGACCTGACCACCTACTCATCCGAGATCAATTCGGACATAGATACTATGTGGCTGCAATACAAGGCCGCTGAAAACCTGCTGATGTGGGCGGTTGGGAAGTATGGAAACCAGGCAGAATACCGCATTGAAGAACGCCTGAACCGCGTACTTGAAAAACTAAAGAGACTTTCGCCAAGACGGGGCGGGCCGAATGTAATCATCCATACGGCGGGAGGATAAGATGCCCGTCCGCGTATCTCCGACCATAGACCGACCCACTCACCATATTTCACTCCAAGACCGAAACGGTAAAACCATCGGCCTTATTCTATGCGACGACAACGGCGTCCCCCTTTCGGACCTGCGGAATGTTTTTATCAAGAACCCCGTGGACACCACGGCGCAGAAACAAACCAGCGGCACATCATCCTACAACGATTACCAGTACCCCTATTCCCCCATCGTGCAGGATGACCTATCAGGCGGGCGCGGAAACCTGGACTTCGAGCGCGACAGCACCAAGTTTTACGACAGCTTCCGCACCCGGAGCAGCAGGGCAAACAAGGCATTTGCCGGGCCGCAAGAGCAATATGTAAGCGGCCTGCACTCGCAGGATCAGAGCATGCCGGGATCTGTCAAGTGGCATGAATTGAGAGAGACCCAGCGGTACATATATAAAAAATTCACAGCCAGCGCAAGTTATACGGTTGGTTTGGCTTGGCTTCTTGCAAGGACGAAAGGCTCCCCATCCGACTTGACAGTAGCCTTTTATTCCGACAGCGCGGGAACGGTAAACACGCTTCTATCAAGTATTACGATTGACGCATCCGACCGCATGGCAGACACCTTATCGGAATGGTTGTGTGAAACGGTCAGTCAGGCAATCACAATCGGAACGGCGTACTGGTTCGTGGTGTACGCCGCATCCACAGACGACAGTAACAATCACTGGAAAATTGCGATAGAGGATAGCCCCGGAACCACCTATTACAGCGCGGCGTTCGATAGCACTCCATCCGCCGCAAGTTTTGACCTGTACTACCGATTAGCTCCGGCGTTTACGAATAAGACCTGCATCCCGTTTGACTACAAGGAGGGGAAGTATTTTGTTGTTTCTGCTGCAAGCGGAGCGCCTAATTTATACATAGCCGGAGATCGCGGAACAGCAGACGCAAACACGGGGCAGCTCACAAAGTTGATCGACGCTACAAAGAGTTGGACAACGAATGAATGGGCTGGTAGTGTGGTAAAGATCATTGACGGGTTGGGCGTGAATGAACCGCAACCGTGGCGCGTTGTGGCCTCCAACACGTCATCCCAGCTTGTGTTTGACGACCCGTGGACCATCACCCACGACACCACGACTGAGTACGTTATCTTTGGCGAAAAAATCACCGAGATCACCGGGCACGGACTGACCGCGCCGGTTACTGACGTGGAGGTGACAACCCGTGGCATTATCCTTTTCGCGCAGGGCGACAGCACGAACATTCGGCGCATGAAAGAGGAAACCAGCGCCGGCGTGTGGACGCGGACTTATGCAGACGATGGCACAAACAAGGCTGTATTCCTGGACTACAAACCGCAGGCGCAGAAAATCGTAAAGGCGAATAACCGTGACGGAAGCAACAACACCAGTATTGCGCTTGCCGACCCCGTGGATTGGGCGACGGCATCGCATACGTTTGCCACAGCTGTAAACGTGGACAGCAAGTACATCCGCATCAACGGGACCAGAGTTTACCCGGACGAAGGCGGAACAGAAGCCTTGTGGGTATTCAAGGAGGACTTGCCGTACATCGTGCCCGGCACGGGCAATCCCTACCCCCTGACTCTCGAAGAAATGAAAACTGTACGCAGCGACAAAAACGGGCGCTCCCCGCTGGTCAATAATGTGTACCTGCTGTTCCCGATGGGGTATGGGCTTGAACGATATTACGGCGGCAGTATTGACGACATCGGCCCCAACCTGAATGAAGGCTTGCCAGATAACCGACGCGGAGCGATCAACACCATGCTTGGTTATCCCGGAAAGTTCTTTATCTCCATAGACGCGGGAGATAGCGGGTACTCGTCCATTCTCGATTCAGGCGGATGGCATGAAAGATACCGCGCCCCGCTCGGACAAAGAATACTTGCCACGTCGTTTCAGGTAATTCCCGGAACCGTTCCTGATCGCTTGTGGATTTACCAGGGCAACGACCTTCTTTATCTTCCATTTCCCAGCGAAACAACGAACGAATTGGAGGACGAGAATTATTCATACACCCACGAATTTGCCATAATCCTTTCCCGTATGCACGCGGGATTGTTTGACGTAATGAAGCTGGTCAAGAAGATCAAGCTGCAAACCGAGAACCTTGAAACCGACACCACCACCGGGGAACCCGTTTGCTGGTTTGAGTTGGATTACAGGTTGAACGAAGATACAGAATGGTTGGAAGCGCCTGAAATTTTCGATACAAGCCCAACGCAGGATTTGGATTTTACCCCGCAGTACGGGCTTGCTGGGAAACGTATGCAGTTCCGCATACGGGGGTACACCACAGACAACACCAAGACCCCGGTTTTTCTTGCCGTTGTAATCAATGCCGTTTTACGAACCGATGTTAAATATCTGTATGGGTCGGTTTCGTTCCGCGCAATGGACAATGAAGATTTATTGACCCTTAATGAGCAAGAAGATGATCCTGTCGGAATGAACAAGGTTAGACAAATTGAAGATTGGGCGGATGCCAGCTCTGATTCCATGTTGAAGATGAACTCGGTCAGCCCGCTTTTCGATGACAAGATGATCTTCCTGAACACCCCTTCCACCCGTCAGGTCACGTTCCAGGGAAAAGACGGAAGCGAGTTTGTGAATGCAACCTATGTCATGGTTGCTTCCTTCCAAGAGGCGTAATGGATGACCAAGAAAAAGCTGTTCAAGTTTTCAGAGAACCGACGGAAGCGGCCGCAACAACCATCAGCCAGGGTTCCAAAACTGGTGGACGAAACCGAGCAACCCCCGTTTTTTGTACGCGGGCAGAAAGCCGGTTCAAAAGACGAATACTGGGTATCCCTTGCGCTGGACAGGATACAGGAACAAACCGGCTGGAATTGGGAATACCAAGTGCCGGTGTATGGCGGGCGGGAGATACGGGGCGGAAATGTGATCGACTTCCTAATCTACACCCCGGGCATGTATACGATGCTGGACCCGAAGGGGCGGTACTGGCACACCGGCCGACACGAAGATCAAGCCGAAATGCAAAACGTGGCGAGAAAAAAAGGATACCGACTTATCGAATGGTTCACCGACCAGACACCTACAAAGGAGGCCGTGTATAGTTTTCTGAAAAGAGAATTGCACGTGTAAAAAAATGACCGTACTTATAAGAAGCAACCAGCCAATAAAGCGCGACTTCGTTTTCAAGCGAGGCGCGGACTTTGCGTACACTTTCAAGGTGAAAGAAAATCTAACCACCGCAAAAGACACGACCGATTGGACCGCACTCTTGACGATCAAGAGCGGGCCAAATGGCGAGACGTATGACACGCATTCGGTAGGCGACGGCATCACCCATACCCCCGCGTCGGGTCAGTTTGTTTTGAATATTCCGGCGGCGACGATTGACACTTACGACTTTCAACGCGCCAGCTATGACTTTATTCTCACGGATGACAGCGGGAATAAACGATGCCCCATCTATGGGGAGATTACCTTTATCCCGTAAGGCGGAACCATGTATTACATCCTAGAAGTAGACACGAATTATTACCAGATTGAAGAAGATACCACGCTCATCATTGAGACGGCGGATTTTTCAGCGCCAAGTGGAATTACGGCTGATATTTTCACCGCCGCAGGGCAATTGCTTGGCGCGTTGGGGTCGGCAAATCCCTCAGTAATCGCGGCTCCAACAGGCGAGGGGTACTTTTTGCGGGCGCGGCTTGCAGAAAGCCTTAAGATGGCGTGGGAATCCGTGACTATTGACACCCTGACGGAAACGGCGGTAAAGACTGCCGCATATACTGCTGTAAATGGCGATCATGTTTTGGTAAACGCAAGCGGAGCAGGCGCAGATTTCGAGATTACCCTGCCGGCAAGTCCAAATGTGGGTGATAAATTGAGAGTGACTTTGGTTAACGGACATGCAACCTACAAAGTGACGATCAATCGAAATTCAAGCCTGGTCAATGGAGTTACGTCAACAGGCAGATGCACCATGCGGTACGCGGGGGATAGTGTCTACTTCGTTTACACAGGCGCTACCCTGGGATGGCTTGCTATTATTTCCAGCAAACTCGACAACCTGAAATGGTCCAGCGAGACAAGCAGCGCGACCCCGACGATCAATACGGACGACGTGGATATGCACAGCATCACGGCACTGGCTACTGCGATCACATCCATGACGACCAATTTGTCGGGCACGCCACGAAACGGGCAAAAGCTGATTATCCGCATCAAGGACAACGGCACAGCCCGGGCGATCACCTGGGGCGCTTCGTTTGAGTCTCGCGGCGACACGCTGCCAACCACCACGGTCATCAGCAAGCGTATGGAAGTTGGCTTGATCTACGATTCAGTCGCGGCCAAATGGGGTTGTGTGGCCGTGGTCAGGGAGGCGTAAGAGTATGCCCGTTTCTGTTGGGAACGATACTGACGGCGGACTTTTTGACTTTGGGGCGTCACCCCGCACGCTGTCTCACAATAATGACGGCAATCTTTTAATAGTAGACCTTATTTGTGTCGGAGACCTGCCAAACCTGGCAGTTACCTACAATGGCGTGGCAATGACGCATCTTGGCGGTATGAACATCGGCACGACAAAGTACGCGGATAGGTTTTATCTTGCAAATCCATCGCAAGGATCAAACACTGTATCAGTATCTTGGACAGGCGGCTCGTCAGCTACAGTCCCCATACACGCGCAGTCGTTTATAGATGGGGTGATAAATATTGCCAGTCACACTACTGCAAGCGGGACATCGACAACCCCATCAGTAAACGTGCCGTCCACCAGTAATGATGTCGTCTACGACTACATGATTGCGGATGCCGCGCCCGGAACGCTATCGCCCGCAGTTGGCGCGGGTCAGACCGAGAAATATAAATTTGATCGCTTTGGCAATGAAGTGAGCGGCGGCCAATCTACGGAGGCGGGGGCGGCGTCGGTCACAATGTCGTGGTCAATTTCCGCATCACGCGCATGGTATATGATGGGGGTTAGCATAAAATCTAAAGGCGGATTTATCGTGATGTTTTGA